AAGTGGCGATATGATTTATGTGACACCTGACATGCCAACAACATTTGACTTCAACCGTCATTTGGATCAGGCTACTATACATATAAAAAATATTGCAGGTATGGCTGATTATCAAAGAGGACAAGTCAAAAACATTCGAACCGCCGCAGAAGCCAATATGGTACAAGCTTCAGTTCAAGGGCGTATGCAAGTTCGTACTCGTGTTCTTACAAAATTTGTAAAGAGAGGTTTTGACAAAGCTATGGGCATTCTTCGATGGGCAATTTCGAACAGTGATGTTTCTGGTATTGATATGGAAATGATTACTCGAATGACTCAAATTGATGTTGCACCTGATGTCATTGCAAGAGAGATTGTGGAAAGCTCACCACAGTTTCGAGTTCTACCTTTCAGTCCTCTTATGGAAGACAAAATCGTTCGAAGAGAACAACTGGTTGCTTTACTTGGTCAGTTGGCTGCTACGCCTTCTAATGATCAAGTAAACTGGAGAGAAATTACCAAAGAACTTGTAGATATGTTTGGTGTTAGGCCAAGTATTTTAAGAGATGATTATGATATTGAAGAAGAACAAGTTGCAGCAGGCGAAGCTGCAATGGCACAGATGGGCCAACAATTACCATTTCCCCCACAATAGGAGTAAATTATGAAATATCCAAAATCAATGTGTGAAAAGGCACGACAAGGCGACAAAGAAAGTATTGCACTTATACTTCTTGATGCACCAGAGATGCCAATGGACATGAAAATGAAACCAGAAGAATATGCTATGAAAATGGTAGATGATAGCTATTCAATGAAAGATGATGATGAGTTTGAACCTCACATGATGTATGATAAGGACTCAGATAAAAGCGAAATGGCTGAGACCAAAGAGGAACACACAATGCTTGATGAAAAGGGTTATGTTCATGCAGATAAAATGCCAGTAGCAAAACTTTTCATGGATATGGGCTTGCCAGAAAAGCTTATACAAAAAATTTCAGAGCGTGTCATCGAGGCCATGGAGTCAGGTAAAATTTAATGCCAGTTGTCAAGTACCAATGTTCAAAAGGACATGTTCACAAAGCAATCGTTAGTTCAACTCAACTTGCAGAATCTACTCGTGCTTGTCATTGCGGAGAAGACGCATCTAGACAAGTTTCAGGTTTTGGTTTGGGTGGGCAAATATTCTTTGATCTTATGAGAGCAGAAGATAATCTTTTAGGAAAAAACAGAAAGGAGTCTTTCAGGGATGCTAAATGTATCAAAGCATGGGAAAAAGACAAAGGTTTGGTACAATGCACAGCTCAAGAAATGCGTGACTACAAAGAATATGCTACAGATAAAACTGTAGATCAAGAAAAAACAATCGCACAAGATGGTCGAAACGCATGGTTCGATCGTGTCGATAGAGAAGATATACAAGAAGTAACAGGGTGGAACACCCAACAATATAATCGATGGAAGGAGGCTACTGATGAGTATGAGTCAGCAATCAAGGATGGAACCGTCACAACAGAAACAGCTTGATCAAATGAGTGATGCGGAACTTACCGCAGAACTTGATCGTGCCTTAAACAATTTACAAACTGCGGTTGGTGGTGCTGAAGCCGTAGCTGCTGCCCCAATGCAAGCCGCTTCAATGGCTCCTGTTCCTGCAGCACAGGCAGCTCCTGCACCGACTGGTGAAATGATGTTGGCTAATATACCACCAGATGACCTTCAAGCTGCAACATCAAGGATGGTAGCAATTGGATTGCTTACAGAAGCCACTTCTCAAATTACACCTGAACTCTTGATGTCAATGCAAGTTATTATTGACGCTATAGATCCAGGTCTTTTCAATCTTCAACAACCCGAACAACTGAAGGAGTTTATCAATGGAGTTAACTCAGGAGCAATCGACCTCGCAATTGCCGTCAACAGAGCCAGAGAGCTTAGCGGACAACCACCAATCCCAACCGGAGCTGGAGTACCCGTCGGAGCAGCAGCCGGATTCGTCCCAGGAGGAGTCTTTGGAGGTGTCCCCGCAGGAGCCGACCGACCAGCTGGAGCAGCCTCAGGACAACCAAGACCAATCTAACGAACTTTCTGAAGAACAACCACAATCTACTGAACCAAAGACATATGAGTCATGGGAGGAAGTAGATCTTAGTAATCTTAGTGCAGAAGCTCGAACCGAGATTGAACCAATTTTGAATCTTGTTCTTGAAACTCAGACAGAACTTGATGAACAAATTAATCAATATAAAGAATTAAGTGAACAGTTTACAACTCTTATAGAGGGTCTAGATGCTGCCAAAAAAGGTGACATGGAGCCCCTTGTCAACGAGTACAGATCACTAAATCAATCTTTTGATTTGATGTCAACAGAAAATGTCGATCTGTGCCATAGGTTGTTTATGATAGAGTTTCCGGAGTATGATAGTCAAAACGATGCTGTGAAGGCAGCGTTTATTGAAGCTATGCAGCACGATGCGTTTCATAGTAGATATATTGGAGACTCGTTGTATGACAAAATGGTCGATGCATATAAACTGGCAATTTATAGAAATGGTGGATCTGCACCAAGTTCTAGACCAACTCCTCAGTCAGTCAAAGCTGAAGCCCCTAGTCGTCAACCTAATCCAAACGCTGCCAAACAAGCACTCGTTTCAGGGGGAGAAATGGCCCCGAATATGCCCGTCACTAATGTATCAGAGATGTCTTTCGATGATATTTTATCTAGAGGCGAGTATTTACTCGACATGTAACAATAAAGGAGAACCGTCATGGGTCTGTTAGAATTTGCGAACTTTACAGTTCCAGATGTAGTAAAGAAGAGTATTCCTTCTTTCTACTCACAAAACCCACTGCTGGATGCCATGCGTAAGCGTAACAAGGTAATCCGCAGTGGTGGTACGAATGTCCGTGTACCTCGTATCAAATCCGGTCACTCAGATATATCTGAGCTGAACGGCACCAACCTTGAGATTCCTCTCGCCAAGAAGGAAACCTTCGATTTCATCTTCGGTGACTGGGCACGATTTGTGAAGCCAATTATTTTGCCTCACATTGATCGTGACCGTATGCAGTCAAACGAAGACAAGAAGCGTTGGGTTCAAGATACTACAATGGCTGTTATGCAATCGTTCCAAAACAGTGTCGCTCGTCAGATGTATGTTGGTGATGTTGGAAACTTGACTGGTTTTGGTACTTTGAATGGTTTCAAAACAGGCTTGACTTCTTCTGGTTTCGAAAATGGTGCTTTGATTTTCAATACACCTGCTAATCAGGTTGGTCAGCTTTACATGAATCTTGCACGAACTGAAGATACAGTAAATGATCAAGACAACTGGTTCAATCAATTTGGTGAGCATGCAGGATTTGCAACTGATTATCTGACTGTAGCAGAAGAAATCAAAATGAAAGCTGATTCATATGCGCAAGATACTGAAGGTATTTCAATCGGTCTTACCTCAATTGCAAACCATATTGCAATCGGTGATGCTATTCGAACCTATTCAAACTCAACTGGTATTATGTACCGACCTGAAGATCTTGAAAGAGGAATGGCTCAAAAGACAATTCATGTAATCAATGGTGTTCAGTACTACAACAGTCGTTTCATGACTGATGCTCGTATTGATCCAAGCACACCTACTGGAGTTCCAACTAATTTCGTTTACTTATTGAATCCAAATGGTATTCAGTACTATGTAAATGCTAACAATGACTTCCGAGTTACCAAGTTTACCGATCATACTATGCACGGTAATATGGATGCGGATGTTGGTTTTGTATTCCTTGAATCACAGTTGGCTGTCCATCAGCTCTTGATCCAAGGCTGTTCAGCTGATCTAACATAATAGGAGTTTAAAATGTCAAATGTAATTAGAGCTTCAGCTCTTTCAGTTACTGCTGAAAAACCAGCACTCGTTGGTAAGATTTATGAAGATGTATATAGCGACGAAAGTGGAAACCAAATTTTTCGATATGTACGTTTGATTAAGGCTACCGGAGCTATCAAAGAAGGCGATGTCTGTCTGACAAATGCAGCAGGAACCACTAATTTGTATACACTTGGTGAAGCTGCTCCTGCATCTGGTCTTGGTGGTAGCCAAAAACAAAAGGTTGCTGGTGTAGCGATTGGTGATATACCATCTGGTGCCTTTGGATTTGTCGTATGCCAAGGTGTTGTAAACAAAGTCAAGGTTGATGCTGGATACGCAGGTGCTGTAGGCGATCTGCTTCAAACTTCAGGTAACATACGTGAAGCAGAAGTATATTCTACTGGTGCTGGTAACAGCGTAAAGGCCATTGGTATTGCCCTTTCGACAAAGGTTGATAACGGTGCAGGACCACCGGCTGCTGATCCTCGACACACTGTCAAAGCATACATCAATGTGCTCTAGGTGATCGATGTTTGGCACATTAGCCGACATTCGTAACGAGGTACGGGTTCGTCTGGGACTTCCTGATCGGGGAGACTCAGGCGACACCCGCCTCAATACTTTTATCAATATGGCAGTCCGAAGGATGTGGACGGAGCTGCCTAAGCAACTTCTTTATGAAGAGACCCGCATCATGGCAGAGCCAGCGATTACTGGCGGCAATCTTTCAACAACAGCTGACAGTAAAGTCATGGCTATTGTTCCTGTCACAGGAGCTCCCATTTTGGCTCTTGATGGCTCTTTGCGTGGTAGAACACTTGAATATCAATTTGATGGGAAGTTTTACTATCGTCGCATACAGGATGTGTATGTAAACCTCAACATACAGTACATTGTACTTGACTCTCCAAATGCAACTGGAGCTTCCGCAGCTACAAACATGAGTGGCTACAGAATATTTACAGAAGAGTATGCTTATCCAGCTGATGCTCAACAAATAGTGGAGGTAATCCGTGATCCCGACAATAGTCCATTTCCAATTTTGGAAAGTACTTTTCTCGCTGACCTCACAAACTACAGAAACTCAGTTGGCTTCCGACTAGAGGGCCAACCTGAGTATTATGCTCGTGGTAGCTTTTTTCAATTGCCATCTCCTCATTATGCACCAAAGACAAGAGTCATCCAGGTAGTAGAGAAGAATCTAACTGAAGCTTGGGGATTTAACTCTAACGGACAACTGCAAACATCATATGGTCCAGCAGGAACCTTTGAATATATTGTAATCCATGTTTGGGGACGACAGAAAAAATACCTAAACACAAATGAAGGACTGCTTCTACCATTCTATCAATCAGCACCAAGTAAACCTTCAGGCCAAGTATCAACTGTCTGGCAAGGTGGTGCAATTGAAATTACAACTCCAGACATTGATTATGTTTATGGGTATGGTCCTGATACCACAGCATTGTCATATCATCATCATGGGGTTGAAAAGTTTTTCTTTCGTCGTCGTATAAACACAGAACCAGGTGGAGGTGACTCTGTCCATGGTGATTTTGTTGAAAATGACAATACATATTATTTATGGCGTGTAACTGAAGGATATGTCACCAGAATACTTGATCGTGGTGATGATGACCCAGTGGACAGACGCATTACTTTGAAGGCAACTAACGGTCATTTTCACATCCGATTTGACCGAAGCATCAGTAGTGAAACGCCAATCCTTTTGCGACTGTTTCGTCGTCCTCCACAATTGACATTCGATACAGACACCCCACGGCTCCCACCGGATTGCTACGATGCTTTATACGCTCTTGTGGCGAGCATGGTTGTGGGTGATAGAGACGGCGAACCCAGTCGCAAAGCCTTCTATACGGATGAATACAAAAAGCATATCACACGGTTGCGCAGAACATACAATGTGGCAGGCCACCAAGTGGGTCGGTTTGGCAATGGTATCTCTGCAAGAGGACATCGTATCGGACCATCACGCAATCGAAAAATAACAGACATCACCCCACCATAGGAGAGCTAATGGCTACTTGGAAAGGGTATAAGGGCGTGTCAGTGGGCTTGGCCCGTGTCATGGGTGAGATGCCATTTTCGGATGGAACCACAGCTAATTTGATACAGAATTGGACAATTGATGAGAATGGCATGATGTCTTCTCGTTATCGTCTCATGCCTTTGATACCAAATGAATGGAATAATAACACGCAACCAGATCCGTTTGTTACCCAAACAAAGATAGGGACCGATCAAAACTCAGGCATTTTAGCCATGGGTTATGCACAATTCAATACTAATAGACCTGAGCTGTTGTTTCTTACAAAGACAGGTGTATTTAGATATACACCTTGGAATAGGCTTGGTACACCTACTTATCGTGGTTTGACTGAACAGTTTTACTATAATGCTAATAATAGTACATCATCTATAACTCCAACTGCTCGACCGACTTATCCTGCTCAGATTGAGGTTTTTGGTAATCGTATGTACTTTACTTTCGCAGATGGTGGAGCAGCATGGGTTTGGGATGGTGATCGAATAAGAAGTTTTGGATTTACATCGAGGCCTTCACCTCCTGATGCTGAAGGACCAGAGAGAGAGAACAATGATCCAAACAATGGTGGATTCTCTGTAAGGGGTCGTGTTGGAAGCACAGATCCAAACCGTACAGGAGATGATGGTAGTGGTAATGTAATAACCATAGGTGGTATACTTGATTGTGAATATCAATATGCTGTAGTGTTTGAAAACATGGATGGGGCATACAGTGCAACAAGTCCTATAGGTGCATCAGTTAGAATAGAGCAAGAAGCATCAGATCCAACAGATGGTGGGACACGAAAGATGCTGAGACGGTTTCGTGTCAAAGACATCCCTACTGGTCCAATTGAAACAGTTGCTAGAATACTTGTAAGAACATTCAACATACTTTTTTTACCAGACTTCAGCCAAGGTGAAGTTCGATTTTTACATCGAATACCAAACAACATTGCCACTGAATACATAGACGATATACCAGACGGTGAACTTGGGGCACAATGGCAACCAAGAATGAGTGTACCAAAAGGCTTCTTTTTTATTAGAGCCTTCTCTGGTTCTCTTTGGTTGATTCGAACTAATGATTATCCAGCTCGTGTATGGTGGTCAGAACAAACAAGCCTATTCGGTCCAATAGCTGAAAGTATTTTACAAGGTCATTACCTAGATGTCTTCCCAGGTACAGGTGAAATTACAGCAACCATCTCTGCTTTCTTGGAGTACACTTCTGATCCTGTCATGCTTGTATTTAAGAAGCAAGCTGTTCATTACATTGGTGGTAAGTATCCATTGTGGCAAGTCGGAACAATACATAAAAGAGCTGGATGTGCAGGACCAAACCTCGTTCAGGTAGCACCTGATAATAGTATCATTTTTTACGGCGCAAACACATTTTGGGCAATGACAGTTAATGGTCAGGTAGTTGATGTAGGTGCTCCCC